ACAGCGTGGGCTTGCTGACCACGGTGTCGCGGTGCGCGGCCAGGTCCTGGCTGCTGAAGGCGCCGCCCTTGGCCCACGGCACGGCACCGCCGACGAACGCCGACGCGGGCGACGCGAAGCTCTGCCCGCCCCCGCCGATGCCCGGCAGCACGGCGGTGAGCCCGCGCGTGATGCCGTCGAAGGCCAGGTTGCCCAGCATCGCGAACGACCGGCCCAGCCCGCTGCGCTCGTACAGCATCTCGCCCAGGCTGCGCAGCGCGAACTTCTTCAGGTCGCCGAAGCTGGCCTTGCCCTCGGCCAGCATGTCGCCGAAGGCCTGGCGGCCGCCCTCGACGAAGGCGAGGTTGAACTCGTCGCTGGCGCGCTGGCGCGAGCGCTCGATGTCCTCCCACTCTTCCAGCCGGCGCTGCCACTCGGGCTTGAGTGCGTCGTTCAGCTGCCGCTCGCGCGACAGGCGCCAGGCGGCCAGCTCGTCCTCGGCGCGCTTCAGGTCGTCGCCGTACCGTTCGCGCAGCCTCAGCTGCTCGCTCAGGTACTCTTCCTCGAGCGCGATCTGCGCCTGGCCGCGCTGGCGATCGTCGGCAATCAGGCTGACGGCCAGCTGCTTGTTGGCGACGCGGAACTCGGCCAGGGCCTTGCCACGCTCCTCGATCGCGCGGCGGTCGCGCTCGGCCGCGGCCGGCAGCACCCGCTCGGTGATGAACTCGCCCAGCGGGTCGGTCTTGGGCTGCATGCCGAAGTTCCTGCGCGCCTCTTCGGCCAGGCGCAGCCGGTCAGCCTGCAGGGCGATGCGCTGCGCGCGCAGCTCGCCAATGCGCGCCTCGGCCTGCTGCACCTCGGCCGGGGCGCCGGCGGCGGCCTGGCGGCGCTTCTCCAGCGCGATCTCCTGGTCGACCGCGGCCTCCTTGATGGCCAGGCCGCGGGCCTCGAGCTGCTGGCGCACCTGCACATACCCGGCCAGGCTGAGCGCGCCCTGTTCGTAGCTGCGCTCCAGCGCGATGCGCTCGGCCTCGAGCGCCACTTCCTGCTGCGCACGGCTCGCCGAGGCGCCGGCCTTCTGGACGGCCAACTGCGCGTTCTGGCTGGCCTGCTGCTCGCGCTCGATTTCCTTGCTGTTCTTCTTGGCCTCTTCTGCCTGCTGCGCCGCTGCTGCTGCCTCCGCATCGGCCAGGCGCTGCAGCGCTTGCTCTTGCGCTTCGAGACTCGCAATGAGCTGACGCTGACGCTCCTCAACCTCGGCCTGGCTCCTGCCGCCAATGGCAGCGATCGGCGCAGCACGGGCGGCCTCCAGCTCCTTGCGGACCTTTGCCAGCTTCTCGGAAGCATCATCCGGCCGCCCGACGGCAAGCATGGCGTCCCAGGCGCCGCTCGCGGCCTTCTTGATGGCCTCCCATCCCCTTTCCAGGGACCCCAGCTGCACGGTGCGCTTGCCCAGCGCCTCGTTCAGCAGCCGGGCGTTCTCGGCCATCGCCTCTTCGGTCTTGCCCTGCGCCTCCAGCGCGCGGATGTAGCGGTACTGCTCGACCGTCAGGTAGTTGTACTGCTTGTTGTGCTCGGCGGCCCAGCGTGCCACGCCCGAGGCCATGGACGCGAAGTCCTTGACGACGCTCTCGGCGCTCTCGCCGGTGAGCTTCTGCACGCGGCCGATGGCCTCGGCCATGGGCTCGATGGCTTTCGGGCCCACCTTGCCGGTGGACACCAGTGCCTGCGCGATCTCGCGCGCCGAGCCGATGGTCACCTGCGCGTTCTCGGCCGTGCTGCGCGCCAGCGCGTCCATGCTGCCGCGGGTCTGGCCGGCGGCGTTGCCGGTGATGGCCAGGCTCTTGCTGAAGCGCGCGCCTTCCGCCTCGCCCTGCGACCAGGCCAGCGCCAGCGCGCCGACAGCCACGGCCACGGTGCCCACCGCCAAGCCGACCGGCGTAATGAGGCTGCGCACCGCCTGCAACGCCGGGCGGATGCCGCCGAAGGTGCCGGACAGCTGCGAGCCCTGCTGCACCAGCGCCGTGATCGGGTTCTGGCCGCTGGCCACCTGCACGGCCAGGTCGTTGAGCTGGTAGCCGACCTGCTGCAGCTCCATCGCGGTCATCTTGCCGGTGCGGGCAAAGCCGCCGGCTGCCCGCTCGCTCTGCTGCAGCCGTGCGATGAACGGCGCGGCGCGGTCCGTCACGCCCATCTCGGCCGCCTGCATGGCCAGCAGCTCGGTGCGGTTCTTGCCCACCGCCTCGGCCTGGCGCTTCAGGCCGGCGATGAAGCGGTCGGCCTCGGCATGCGCCATGGCCTGCTGCCGCGCCAGCAGCGCGGTCTGGTCGGCGTGCTTGTCCACCGCGACCGCGGCGCGCTCGTGCGCTGCGATCAGCTGCTCGGCCTCGCCGCGCAGCCGGAAGACGTAGTCGCGGTCACCCATTTCAGTCGACCTCGTTGAAGGCTTTGCGCGCGGCTGCGGTCAGCTGGCGAAGCTGGCGCAGCAGCGTGCGCGGCCGCTGGCGCAGGCGGCGCGGCAGGCGGCGGTGCGCATCCAGCACCGGCGGCAGCGCGGCGTAGTCCAGGCCCAGGCGCATCAGGCGGCCCTCCTTGACGACGACGCGCCACTGGTCGGCCATGCCCAGAAACACCGAGAACGCGTGCCAGTGCTCCGACCAGACGCCAAGCACGTCGCCGCTGCCTTCGACAGCATCAATGCGTGCACGAAGTTTCTCCAGCTGGGGAGCGCCGGCGCCCAGGGCGCGAGCGTCGGCCACGAGCGGGTGCTCCTTGTCGGTGTCGAGGCCACGCCGCACCCATGTCTGCGCGACCTCTACGAGTTTTTTTCCGCGGCCTTGTCGCGGCACGCGCTGTAGGTGTCCCACAGCGCGCGCGCCACGCCCTGCTGGCCGCACAGCAGAGCCAGGTTCTGCGGCGTGGACTCCATCGCCGAGCCGTCCTCGTGCTGGACATGGCGGAAGCCCAAGCACACGCGCGGCACCGCGTCGGCCACCAGCAGCTTCTTGTCGACGCACTCGCGCAGCAGCGCGTCGTAGTCCGCGTCGGACAGCCAGCGGTACTGCGCCTCGAACGGCAGGTCGACGAACTGCCCGGGCTTGCCCGGGTCGGGGCGGCGCACGGTGACGGGCCACCAGAAGATCGGGTCGGGATCGATGCGGAACATCTGCGCCCTCTCCTCAGAAGCTGGCGACGACACGCACTTCGTCATTGCCGGTGCCGGCCGGGTTGGGCACGGCCCGCAGCTCGTAGCGCATCAGCGCGCGGCCGTTGAAGTCTTCCTCGGTCGGGTTGGTGAACTGCGCAAACGGCAGCCACAGCGCCACGCGCGAGCCGCCGACCGTGCCATGGATCAGGCCCACGCTGGACAGCGTGGCGCCGAGCACCGCCTGCTGGCGCGTCACCTCCTGCGCCGCGCTGAGGCTCATGCGCACGGTGGCCACCACGGCGCGGTCGACCACGTCGACGCTCTCCTCGCCGATCATCGGCACCAGCGGGTTGCTGTTGCCGAGGTTGACCTCGAGGCCGAGCGACGGGATCGCGGCGCCGCCGGTGATGGCCACCGCGCCGCTGGTGCTGATGGTGCCGCCGAGCACCAGGTCGAGCGTGTTCGCGTCGGTCGGGATCTGCGGCGTCATGAACGCGCTGAAGTCCGCGTCGTTGGGCAGTGCCACCGCCGTCAGCCCGCCGTCCTTGCCGCGGAACTCGAAGGCCAGCACCGGCAGCTCGCCGGCGTTCAGGCGCAGCGTGGCATTGCCGCGCGAGCCCAGCGCCTTGCGCAGCGCGCCGTCGCGGTAGTAGTACTGCGTCAGCGACGGCACGTCGTCGGTGATTGGCAGCAGGTCGTAGCGGGCGGCCGCGGTGATGGTGACGGACTCGCCGGCGGCGTCGTCGACGATCGGGTCGCCGTCCGCGCCGGCGATGGTCAGCTTGCCCGCCGCGGCCGTGGTGATGATGCCCGTGAGGTTGTTCGCGACGTTGCCGGTGAAGCCGCTGACGGTGACAGCCATGCCGGCCGTGAAGCTCCCGAAGCCGTTCGCGCTGTCATTGAAGCTTCTGTCGGCCGCCGCAGCGCTGATGGTGTTCGCGGTGATGGTGACGGGCGATGCGGCAGCGCCCTCCATCGCGCAGGCCGCCAGCAGCCGAGCCCATTTGGGCGCGCCCCCAGCGGGGCCGGCGCCCACGAACTCGACGTTGTAGGCCAGCCGCACGCTGCGCGTGCCGACCAACTGCTCGCTGTTGCCGAAGTACGGCCGGATCAGCGCTCGGTCGACGTTGTTGGCCTCGAAGGCCGACGTGATATCGCTGACCAGGATGGCATCGTCGGCAGCGGTCGGCGCTGCATCGACGCCGTAGCCGCCTTCGGTCTTGGCGAGGATCAGCCGCTTGCGGGTGTAGCGTGACATGGTGGGGTGCTCCTGTGGGGTGTGTCTCAGCCGCCCCAGGCCGTGAGGGTCGAGGCGGCGGTGCGGTGGGTGATGCGCAGCAGGAAGGTGGCGCGGCAGACCTGGGTCTCGCCTTCGTCGGTGTCCCAGCTGATGTCGGGCTCCGGCATGACGTCGAGCAACGCAGGCAGCCCGAGATTGGCGCCGGCCAGGCGCGCATAGGCCGCGGCGAGCACGGCATCGACGGCGTCCTCTGCCAGGCCGTCGGCGTCGGCCCGTGCGACGCACTCGATGCCGAACACGGTGCCCCAGTCCTTGGGGGCACCCATGCCCACGCCGGCCAGCTGGGCCTTGGTGCGCACCAGGCGCACGGCGATGCCGTTGGCCCAGCCCTTCTTCAGCGAGGCCTGGCGCGCACGCTCGACGCGATCGCCCACGATCGGCGGCGCCTCGAGCAGCTTGGCCTTGATGGCTTCGGCGATGTCGATGAACGCGGTCATGCGGGGCTCACGCAGCGCGCAGCAACAGGGTGCTGAAGCCGGTGGCATCCGGCCGCACCTCGGTCACCTTGTAGTACGACGGGAAACCTGGGCGCAGGGTCTCGGCTTCGACGAGGCAGACCTCGAGGTCGGCGGTGTCCTCGCTGGCCTGGCACGGCACGTCGGCCGTGCGCATCTGCAGGCTCGGCCGGTTGTCGGCCATGCCCATGCCGGCGTCGGGCAGCGACGCGTGCGGTGCATTGAAGAGCACGCGCACTGCGTCCAGCCCGCCGTCGAACATCGCGTCCTCGCCGAAGTCGACGAGGAATGCGTCCAGGTCCTCGGCGATCACGACGCTTCGCCGCCTTCGCCGCCGGGCAGCTTGCCGTCGCCGCCATCGTCGTCCTTGGGCTGCGGCCCGTCGGTCGAGGTATCGGGGCCCTTGCCCTTCACCTTGTCGCGTTTGGGCGCGTCGACGCTGTCGGCCAGCGCCTTCGGCAGCTCGCCCTGGTACTGGATCGCCTCGCCGACCTTGAACGACAGGTCGGTAGTGGCCTGGTACCAGCCCTTGCGCTTGGCGATCGGCAACAGCGCGTGCTGCCGGACGGAGTACTGAGCATCGCTCAGGCCGACCACGCTGCCGGCGGGGAGCCGCAGCGTGGCCGTGACCACGTAGTGCATGGTGGGCCTCCCGTCAGACCATGGTGACGTAGCAGGCGCGCTGCCACAGACCGTAGTCCGCGGCGCGCCACGCATCGACACCGATCTGGATGGCGTCGTTGTCGAACGCGAACTCGCTGTTCTCGTCCTTCATCTTCACCTTCGGGTCCATCTCGTTCTGGCGGATCAGGCCCTTGATGGGGCTGTCGGTGCGCCAGACCGCGAAGCTGTCGGTCCAGGTGAGCTCCGGCATCATCTGCACGTCGATCTTCAGCCCGGCGGCCTGCACCGGGTTGATGTTCTGCTGCAGCGCCGCCAGGTTGATGGCCGACAGCGACGCCACCGCCGGCATGTACAGGCCGACCGGCACCGTCACCAGGAACTCGCGCGCGGTGCTGTTCATCGGGCGGCCGCGGTCGTCCTTGAACGACAGGATCTTCGCGATGCCCTGGACGATGGCGGCCTGCATCTGCGCCGCGTTCGGGAAGGTCACCGTGTTGTCACTGCCGGCGCCGGGGACGGCGCTGATGTCGACGGTGATGTCGTTGCTCTGCGAGCCCGATTCGCCTTCGGCATGGTCGGTGTCGAAGAAGTACTGGCCGTCGTAGCAGACGGTCGACGGGCCGGCCAGGATCAGCGCCGACAGCAGCGTGCCCCAGTGCGCGTCGCCTTCCTGCGCGAACTCGGCCATGCGCGCCTGCAGCTGCGGCGTCTTGTCGCGGCGCAGGTCGCGCAGCGCGACCTCGAGCGTGGCCTCGTAGTGCTTGTTGGTGATGATGACGCTGCTGCCCAGCAGGCCCTTGGCCTGGCGGCCGCCGACCCATTCGCGGAAGCGCGGCACCTGGCCGAGGAAGGCGTAGGTCTCCGAGGCCTGGTCGCTGCCGAACAGGTTGGAGACGCCGCCGATCCAGCCGGCGTTGGCGGGGTTCTCGAGCGCGGCGTAGTACATGCCCAGCACGGCGCGGCTCGACAGGATGGACTGGTCCATTTCTGATGTCCTTTCGATTCAGTGGATGTGGTTGGTCAGATCGAGCGCTGCGAGACGGCCTCGAAGTACACGACGCAGGTGGTGCCGGAGACCCAGCGGTACACCTTGCCGATGGCGGTGTTGCTGCCGGCGGTGAGCGTGAACGTGTCGTCGTCGCTGGCGTACACGGTCGCGCCCTGGTCGTCGGCACTGGCGGCGCCGGTGACGGGGATCTCGATCAGGCCCTTGGGCCGCACCATCACCTTGACGGCGCTGGCCGCGCCGCCGGTGTTGTCGGCCTTGCGCTGGGCGAAGCCCATGAAGGGATCGGCCGCGACCAGCGGACGGGCCAGGCCCGAGCCGTTGTCGCCGACGGCGGCGCCCTCGTAGATGATGTCGTTGGCGATCATCGGCAGTTCGTTGAACTCGCCGAGCTCGTAGGCGCGGGGCTTGTTGGTAGCCAGGGTGGTCATGTTGGGTGTCCTTCCTGTGGTTGGGTGGGGTCAGCCGGCCTTCTTGCCGAGCACGCGCACGCGGCCCGAGTCCTCGGCCTTGCGCAGCGCCAGGTAGCTCTCGAAGCTGGCGAACTCGGCGCGGATCTCGGCCTTCGCGTCCCACTCGGCCTTGGCGCGCTGGTCGATCGGCAGCGACTTGTCGTCGGCCGAGGCCTTGGCGTCGTTCGCGGGCGCGGCGCTGGCCGGGGCAGCCTGCGGCGCGTCGTTGGCCAGCGCGGTGGCCTGCGCCTGGCGCGCGGTGCGCTCGGCCGACAACACGGCCGCTGCGGCCTCCAGGCCCGTGGTCTTGCCGTCGGCGGCGAGCTGCTCGATGAGCTTCTCGTGGCCCGGCAGCGCCTGGGCGCGCACGGCGGCGATGCGATCGCGTTCGGCTGCGGCGCCGGCCGTGGTGAACTCGACGCGCAGCTGCGCGAAGAGGGCGGGGTTGTCGCGCTCGAGGC